AAAGATCTGCGGGATGCTGTTGCATATCCCATGGAGTATTTCAACATGCAAGGTAATGAATATGTAAAAATGGTGCAACCAAAGTGTTGGGAATCTGAAGAAGATTTTGAGGAGATTGTTGGTTTCGCTCGACAGATGTCTCAACTGGTTACTTTCGTGGATGAAAAGGAAGCAGCAGAACTTAGAATTAAACTGAACAAGTGCATCCGCGAAGGTATTGACGTAGTGCCTGATACGTTTGACAATTCTATGCTGATTTCTTTCTGGTTCTTGATTAAATCTATCAAGGATGACATGTTGTTCATGTGCCGCAATAATGGCCCTAAGACTTACATTGGCAACAAACAATGTGAAGGCGAAGGTTATGTTCGGAGCAATGAACATGGACTCTATAAGTTAGTCAATCGCTATGAGTTTTCTCGCGCAAACTTCAACAATATGAAGACATGGGGACAGTCTTGATAGTGTCCACCAGAGGCACCCAGGAGCGCCTACAACCTGTATATTAAAAGAGTCAAAGGGATTTCACCATGTCCACTGAATTTGCTGATTTCGTTGCTACTCAAGACGCTCGCAATCAAATTCAACTGAATGTGCGTAAGTACACTCTGATGCTGTGCGATTGTCTGATGGAAGACTTTAAGCGCCGCCACAATAGCAGGGATAGTGGTTACAAATTCTACATTGAATCTGGTAGAAAGTATCATAAAATCATCATGGAGACTGGTGGTAACTCCCGTAGTGTTCATGCCTTTGTTGATAAAAAGACTGGCGAAGTTTACAAAGCAGCATCATTCAAAGCACCTGCAAAGATTGTTCGTTACAATCTTCTTTCTATTGAATCTCGTGAAGAATGTTTCAAGCGGGCAGACTGGTCGGGCTCATATTTGTACTTGCGCTGATTAAAACCCGTTCTTTATGATGATCACTCGCTAATTTTATTATGACTCGTTTTCGTTGCACTGTTAAAGATGGCGCTTATCGCTATGATGTAGAAGTTGAGGCAAACACTGGAACTCACGCACAAAAAATTGTTGCCAGACGTGAAAGTAAAAAACTCACGGAAGTTTATAACATTCGCCCTGCTGACTCTCCTTTTTGATATGTGACAGCACATGTAGTGTCCACCGCACTTGCTGGTGGGCACTTTTTCGTGTATATTATCTTCATTGGCGATTCATCGATGTTCACTCTCCGTCCACATCAGCAGCGAGCATGTGATTCAATGCTGAAAAATGAGAAGGGAACTGTTATCATTCCTACAGGTGGTGGTAAGACAATGTGTATGATTCAGGACACATTGACAGCCTTCGATGATAACGTAGATTGCACAGTTGTTGTAGTTGCTCCGCGTATTTTGTTGGCAGAGCAACTGTGCAGCGAATTTTTGGAGCACATGACTGCTAGTGTGTTGCATGTTCACAGTGGTGAGACACATTATTTCAGCACAACAAAAGCAAAGCAGATTAAACTATGGGACAAGTATACTCGTGGCAGAAAACTTATCTTCACCACTTATAACAGTTTGCAGAAGATTGTTGATGCTGAGATTGACATTCACACTGCTTATTTTGACGAAGCACATAACAGTGTGAAGCGCAACTTCTTTGCACCTACAGAACAACTTAGTCAATCAAATTCACGGGCGTTCTTCTTCACTGCAACACCAAAGTACAGCAGCACGATATTCAAACCAGGTATGAATATGCCTGAGATTTATGGTAACACCATCTGCAATGTTCCTGCTCCTGAGTTGGTTGAAGGTGGATACATCTTGCCGCCCAAAGTTGTAGTGAAGAAGATGGAGATGGCTGACAAGGGTATCAACTACGATCGCGACAGTGATTATATGCTGAGTGCGATTGATGATGAGAATGTTGATAAGATCTTGATTGCTGCTCGTACTACCAAACAGATCATGGGGTTGGTGTCACAAACTGACTTCTGTGTTGAGTTGCATCAGCGTGGTTATTCTTGGATGATGATCACATCGAAGACTGGTGCAATCATTGATGGCAATAAAGTTGATAGGGAGACATTCTTCGAGACGTTGAACACTTGGGGCAAAGAAAAGGGTAAGCGATTTGTTGTTATCCATCACAGCATTTTGTCAGAAGGTATCAACGTCAACGGACTGGAAGCTGTACTTTTCCTGCGTAATATGGACTACATTGGTATCAGTCAAACCATTGGACGTGTTATCAGATTGGGTGACAAGTCTAAGCAGTTTGGTTTAGTTGTTGTCCCTGTATTTGACAAGGTTGGTATCACCACCAGCAGAAAAGTGCAGGCGGTGGTTGATACTGTGTTTCAGGAAGGGTTGCCCGCTATTAGCACAATCAAACGCTAAATATATTTGATGACGCTAATAGCGAGTATGGATGTTTTTGATAGTCTGAAAGACATTGAGCCTGACAAAGGTGATTGGGATTATGGTATCAACTCTCCCTGGAATAAGGGGAAGGGAGGTACATATAAAGCAGCACCACATTCAGAGGAAACTAAAAAGAAGATCAGTGAAAGTTTGAAAGGGAATGTACCATGGAACAAAGGTAAAAAAGGTGTGCAAAATGTAACTGAAGAAACAAAAGAGAAAATGTCACAAACCCACAAGAAAAGATTTGAGGATGGTTATACTATCTGGAATAAAGGTAAAAGCAAGTATAATTCAGAAGAAGAAAAAAAGCAGGCAAGAAGAGAAGCAGCGTTGAAATCTTATCATAAAAATAAAAATAAGAAACGATGAATTACACAAGAGCACAAATTATTGAAGCATTATGTGCAGAGTGGGATTATCTTTGTCATGATGATTTTGATCCAGAAAATGATCAAACAACTGAAGAATATCGAAACGATTTAATAGAAATGACTTTAGAAGAGATAATAGAAGAAACTGGCATTGATGAAGATTATACCTTAGATGAATATATGGAGAGTTGGGGATAAGAATATGTGACACAAGTTGTAGTGGCACAAACATTTACCATTGGCATCAAAATCATGTATATTAAAAGAGTCAAAGCAATCGACGCACATGACTGCAACTGAAATCCGCGATTATTTCAGCGATCCTAACATCGTTGCTGAGATTGTCCGTGAACTGAACATGGAGATCGGTTTTTGTCCGATTCTGCGTAACCTCAAGCGAGAGAAAGATTTTGGGGTTATTGATAACGAAAGCATCACATTTCGCGAACTTGGAACTGAAGATCGCAATGAAGTTTTTGTTTATCTTGGCAGAATCCTTGAATCGGTGTTGACATGTCAACTGGCAAAATGTGATTCTTTTGATGTTAAGAAGGATCGCAGTTCTTCTGGCGATGTTACCATCAACGGCCGAATCTGGGAGATCAAAGGCACATCAGGCAAGAATAGTTGGACTGGTTCAACACATGCCAGTAAGAAAGAAGATGAGAAGATGGACTTTATTGGCATCAAATATGGTTTGAATGAAGATGCAAACGTCTTCGATATTTTCACTGGTGATGCAAAGTTGCTTGGAGAGATTTTCATCGGAGTATTTGATCAGATCGAATTGATCCGTAGAGGTACTGCAACCCAGAGCAATTCCCGCACTTCATTGTTAATTGGTATTGAAGAGTATGATGTAGTTAAGGAGCAAATTGCATGGGGTTGGCTTCAGAAACCACAACGCAACGGTAAGTATCTACAACTGTGTGCCGCTTAAGTAAAGAGAAAAAAACCAGTTGAGGGAGTGGCACAAGCCCCCTAGATTTTGATCCGTTCTCCTGTATTCTATAAGAGTCAAAGGAACACACCTCACAGATGCTCGATTCTCAAGCAACTTCCGCCGCTATCTACAAACAACTGTTTACAGGATCTGAGTGGGATGCTATTGCTTTTGCAATGAAAGATTATGGTGATTTTCATGGTGGAATGGATGAAACGATTGCTAATAATGTTCAGGCAAAAATCGCTAAAATCTTTGAACTAACTGCTAATGACTGATTATATCAAAACCTACCCACTTTTCTCTGAACTTTCTAACATGTTTCAACACAAACTTCCAAACGACAAAGTTATCATGCACGAAGGATTGCCCGAAGATCTTGCTATCAAACGAATGGAAGATGAAGAGCGTTGGATTCAAGAACATCGGGAAGAATTAGAGGTTTCTTCACAACAACTTTTTGACGATATGTTCGGAGGTTGATTAACACTAACATGCAAGGGTTTAAGTTTATTCTTCACGGACAATTTCACCGCGCCAATGGTTGGATTATGAACGACAGTTTGGGTTACATCAAAGCAACAAAACAAGAGGCAATCGATACATGTAAACGCCTTAATCCTAACTTTGTCATTCACTCTATCACCATCGAAAAATGACTAAAGAAGAATTTTTATCAGCACTTGTTCCTCACATTATTGAGCACATTCAGAATGGTTATTTCATGCCACCTAATGAGGATGATGGAGGATATAATCACGATGAATTGATGGCACTAATTGAACACTTTGATGATGATTGTGGGTTTGATGTATATGAAAATGACATGAGTTATCGTACACTTGCTGATGATTATGAGAACCTAATTGTTCAGTATTATGCAGCAGGATTGGTAAACAAAGAATGAACACAACAACTGCAACTTATTCAATTCAAGTTACAAAACCAGGAGGACATTTATCTTTCTTAAAAGATATGCCCACACGTCCTAAAACATCAAAAGGGATTAAATCACAGAACGACAAGTTATGCAAATGGGTTGAAAAACATTATCCTGACTTTACATCATACGAAGTTATTCTTCTCGAATCATGATTACTTCAAAGGCACAAATGCTTCAGGTGATGAAACAATGTGATGGAGCAGATACATTAACTCGAACACAAAAGTTTGAAGTGTTTGTTAGAGTATGTGATAATATGTTGAAAGAAGGAAGACTTTCCAAAGTTAATCATAGGAGGTGGACTAACATTTGGTAAGGGTTATTTAAGTCTGAAAAGTAAAGAGAAAAAACCAATCATCGAAGTGTCACAAGGTGATGGCACAGGGCACCAAAATCGGGTATCTTAAGGAAGTGGAGGGGACAGCACCCCATCACACTCTAAACACTCTCTTATCTTCACTCATGCGTAAGATCGAACAGCAAATGAATGATGCAGTTGCCAACAACAAAAACTGGCAATCTGCTAACACTTCTGTTCACTACAATGAAGAAAATGGCGTCTCTATTGTTCGCCTTCATGGAAACAAAATTGCTGAGATTGGTGATGATTATCTCCAAATCTTTGATGGTGGTTGGCAAACAACAACAACCAAATCTCGCCTGAATGCTCTTATTGATCGCTTCTGCAATGCAGTCACTGATGGTGTTTTTCAGAAGGATTATCAGTGGTATGTTCGCGACAACAATGTCACCAAAGATTTCGAGTCTGGTTACACTTTTGCCTGATGATTAAAACTAAGAAAGAGTGGGCAAAAACCTACTCTATGTTCTACACTTTCCTGTTCCTAATCCTTCTCTAGTTTCTATCATGCAAGTCACCAATTCTGCCGTCATTGTTGATTATTTCCCTGAAGCATTTGTTGCTGAGGCTGATAACAATAAGGGGATGAAAGTTACCATCAAAAGATTCATCAAACGAGTTACTTTCCGCGCTAATGGTATGAAATCATATTCAGTGGTTGTTGCAACTGATGCCAAATATGATTGGCAGTCCCGTATTGCTAAGGGTGCAACAGTTACTAACTTCAATACAGACAAAATGCCTCGTTCTGAGTATATGCCTATGAGTTGCTGATTCATGTCTTTTATCTCTAATTTTTCAACCCCTATGTCTCAACAAACTACCATCACCTTAACTAACAATCAGTGGGATATAATCCTAGAAGCAATAGAAGATTATGGTGTGTTGGTAAGTGAAGATCTAGCAGAAAAAACAGGTGAGATTCTAGACATTATAGAAGCAGAACTTTCTAACCAAAACTAACAACTAATTCATCAAACTTTCCGTCATCAACTAATGCAAACCTCTCCAAACATTATGGACAAAGTTCAACTCACTAAACTGTATATTAAAGAGGTTATTGATGGAATGGATCTGAATGATTGTCTTGCTTTGTTAGAAGATTATATGGTTGAATCGTATGAGGATTATACCATCGAAGAAGTGAAAGAAGAGGTAGAAGAGTATTACCCACACCTGCTAAGTGATGAGGGGTAAATGTCACTAACGTTCTGCCTTCGGCGTAAGTAATTCTACTTATGTTTTAGGTTAAAATGTATTAAAAAACGTTTAAAAATGGTATTATAAATATACCCCAACGTTTTATCTTGTTGAGAATAGTTCTCTGGATACTACCCAATAATACCTTATTAAATGTATCTGAGTGCTGGTGATTATGCCTCTTATAAATGTGCTGAGGTGTTGTGATCTTGGCGTCCATTCTATCACCTCTCCGAGAAAATGTCAACCACCCCACTGATAAAATTTCCGAAACAGAACTTCGTGATTTTATCAGTCTTTCTTATAAATATGCGTGACGTGGTTGACAATAATTCTCAGACAGTCTATACTCTTTAAGTATCACCAACGGGGACAGTCTTATGTCAGTTTCTTACAGTCAGGCGCAGAAGCAGCGTTACAGAATCACGTTGGATTTAGACGTGCTGGGTGACTTCAACCCGCATCAGATTGACTGGGAGGAGTTATTCAATCTGGAAGGTTCTGAGCATTGTGAAGCCTACGTCGAGGACTTGAGTAATCCTGTCCGTTGGTAATACGTGGGGGGACAGTGTCGACAGTTCCCTAAAAGTGCTGTAGAATTCTTATGCGTGACACAGCAGTTATTTGCGGCGTTGCGTGTTGGTGGCGGGCGGCGATGCGTTTATAAAAATGCCTAACTACCCTAACCTACAGAGGTGACAAAACGCGAGAGTGATTTCACTTTCATAAAAAAAATTTTTGCCATGAAAAAAACGCCCTATTGGAATTTCTGGAGAGTTGTTTTTGCAGGATGGTTAATACGATATCCTGGAAAATTCATCCGCCCCCTTGGAGTTCTGGTAGGGTTTTTTCTTGTGTGGATATATAAGGCACTTGTTAATTAAGTGAGGACAAAAAAATTTTCGGAGGAAAAAAATGTATGAGTAAGATTTACCACATATATGCTAAGGGTGAATGTTTGTATCATAGTTTAAATGAGCAACAATTCCAAGATACCTGGCAACAACTTCAAGGTATGGTAGGATTGATGAAGACAGACTATGCTGCGGAGGATCTCTCATACGAAACTGTACAACTATTAAATGAAGGATTCGGGGAACCGAACGGATCTCCATCATATTGACAACTACATATCACTGAACTATAATTGAACTGAAGTTTATTCCAACTCATGGCAAAAGGATTTACTGTTAAGACTGTTCCACCAAAGAAAGCGAAAGCACCTGAATGGGACATTGAAGCGATTAAGGAGCGAATGAAAGGTAAGAAGATTGTCTTCTGCCTACCTGGACGTGGATGTTCATTCACGTTTTTGAAGAATTTTGTACAACTATGTTTTGACATGGTACAGAACGGGATGAGTATCCAGATCAGTCAGGATTATTCATCTATGGTTAACTTTGCACGTTGTAAGTGTTTGGGTGCCAATGTATTGCGTGGCCCAGATCAAATTCCTTGGGACGGCAAACTGGAGTATGATTATCAACTGTGGATTGATAGTGATATTGTCTTCAACACTGAAAAGTTCTGGCAACTTGCTGACTTGGCATTGAATGCTGAGGGTGAAGAGAAAGAGATTGTTGCAGGATGGTATTCCACAGAAGATGGACAGACTACATCCGTTGCACACTGGTTGGAAGAAGATGACTTCCGAAAGAATGGTGGTGTGATGAATCATGAAACTGTCGAATCGATTTCCAAGCGAAAGAAACCATTCACAGTAGACTACACAGGTTTTGGATGGGTATTGATTCAGAATGGAGTCTTTGAGAACAAGGAGATGAAGTATCCGTGGTTTGCTCCTAAGATGCAAGTCTTTGAAAGCGGTGCGGTTCAGGACATGTGTGGTGAGGACGTGTCATTCTGTCTGGATGCTATTGAAGCAGGATATGATATCTGGTGCGACCCTCGTATCCGTGTTGGCCACGAAAAAACTCGCGTTATCTGATAGGAGATTATTATGGCAGTTCGTTCAAAGGTTGGTTTGGTTAAGGACGGGTTTATGCCCGGCACCCCCAAGAAAACTCGTCAAGGAGATGGGAAGCATACGAAGTATGCGGCGACTTCTCGTAACGGGAAACGCAAAGCATATCGTGGACAGGGTAAATAGGTGTAACGATTATGTTACGTTATGGCAGCACTAATTTGCAACCTCCCTTCAGTTGAAGTATGGGTAAGGAAAGAATACCTTACTGATCATCAAAGTGGGTGGGGTGAATATGTAAAGGGCGTTTGGGTATCGGCTAAGTCGATTCCTGGACGCGCTTTTTATTTTGAAACATACTTACCTGAGTATGCAGCAATGTACGATAAGTTACCAATCAGTGCTTTTCTTTCGGAACCAAAGAAACCTGATCCTGATATGAGTTTACAGAACTTACAGTTTTGGAACTGTATGGATTATGGTGTAGTTGCTGTTCAGAAGCAGTTTATTGGTAGTATGGATTATGAAGTCTACACAAGAGATCATGGTACAATGAAAGGAACATATATTTGTACGATTGATAATTACCATCAAGATCCTGATGTCATTGATTATGCAACATCAGAGAATCCATCAGAACATAAGAGTCATAATTTAATTGAACTTGTTAATGGACAATATTGTTTGTATCCTAATAATAGAACAAGAATCTATGATAATAGTCTGACACCAGAGAAACCAAAGATTCCAGACTTTAAGGTATCAACTGAGTATTATCAAGTTGAGAATGGATATGACAGAATGGGACTTGGTGATCAAGAAAGTTACTTCTGGAAAACTGCTCAGGAACGAGATAAATAAAGCATAATCGCTTGCAGATAGGGTGCCATTAGAACGTGTCAGTAAATCATTTAAGGACATTTCGATGTCCTTTAAGGTAAGTCCGCTTACCTATGATTTGATTGCAAATAAAAATGAAACTGCAATAGCACGTTCTATACGTAATTTAATCCTTACTGCTCCTGGTGAACGTCCCTTTAATCCTGAATTAGGATCACAAGTAAGTCGTTTATTATTTGAACCTATTGATAATATTACTACTGAAGCATTAAAGGAGCAGATCGAGAATACAATTAATAACTTTGAACCTAGAGTTAGATTGCGTCAAGTGGTGGTTCAACCAAACTTTGATGCAGGTGAATATGATATCTCTATTCGTTATGACATTGTTGGGATAGAGGCAACTCCTCAA